TATGCGTCAACCTGCACACGGCTGTTGCTCATTCCAGTATCACCATCCAGAGTGTTCTCCGTAACGTCTGAAACGATGGAGTAAACTATGTATGGCTTTGCCACCGGATCGGGAGCGTTCATCGGGTAGCATCTTCCTGATACGAGTGGTGCAAGTAATGCCTGTATATCGCCTTCAAGTGCCATGCATTACCCCTCGTTCAGACCTTCGGACGCCATTATGATCAATTCACGGTGTTGCATACCAGGATCAACCACCGATTGCAGATTGTAGTATTTGCCTTCAAATACAATCCGGTTGGCGGGGATCACCCACGGCCTGTACCGCATGGTGATCTTTGTTGTGGTTTCTGCGCTGACCGTCTGAGCGTTGGCCAGCTCCCTGCCCTGCATCGGTTCCACTGCTGCCCATACAGTGACAACATCCGTCCAGGTCTCCGTTGCTCCACCAAAGGCGTCAACGCCTATGGCTTTCTGCTGGATGGTGACTCTGTGTCGTAATGATCCTGCGTTCATAGTCACCCCAATAACCGGAATGGCCGCAAGAGCATCTCAGCCGTAACCGGAAGAGAAGACATGTTGCCTGCAACGGTATCTTCTCGATGTTCGTGCATGTCGCCGATCATAAGCAGCATTGCCTGCTTAATTACCTGTGGAACGTCAGCCGGAGTTCCGAATCCGGCAGTCAATACGATGCTTACGGCGTTCGGTCTGGAATATGTCCCTGGCCAACTCGTGGCAGGAGTTATTCTCCCGGGCTTGCTGATAGCATCAACGTAATAATCTGACGGGCTAAGTGTCTGCTCGACATTATTTGCGTCGTAATATTTGATTGACTCAACCGATACCAGCGGAGCGCAGGGAACACGAAATGCACCGGACGGGAACCTGTCCAGATACATGCCGAACGAGCGGGAGACAAATGCCAACTCGGTATATGCCTCTGCACGCTGGCGCGCAGCCACAATCAACGACGCGATCAGAGCCCATTCGTCGCCACTGTCAACCCGTAGATGGTCAGATGCTTCTGCATCGGTTACCGGTTCTGATGCCGGCGCTGTAAGTTGGACTATTGCCATTTACTGAGCCTTTGCGTTTTCCACGGCTGCGGGTGTGGTGTCGATTACGCCGGTTGCAAGCCCGTTTGCAATCTGGTCATCGTTAAGCAGAACGACCTCTCCACATTTACCGAATGAGCAATCGCACAAAACGAAGGCTTCAATGGTACCTGGTGCTTCTGCTGGCGTAGCGTCAGCAGCGGCGGTATCGGTTGTGGCCGTGGTCGTGTCGGTTGCAGTTGTATCTGTTGCTGGCGTAGCGTCAGCAGCGGCGGTATCGGTTGTGGCCGTGGTCGTGTCGGTTGCAGTTGTATCTGTTGCTGGCGTAGCGTCAGCAGCGGCGGTATTCTTTGCCATGTTTGGCCTCCGTTATTGGAATTAAAAAGGTGGGCGGGGTATCTCGCCCACCCCAGAGAACCGCGACTATTAGGTCGCGCTGTTTGCGTAGAACTTGATGCATCCACCCACGTCCATCAGGTTTCCACCGGAGCGCATGAACTGCAGGAATCCGACCTGACCGAGTTTGGCGTATGCCGAATCGGTGAAACGGAACATGGACACGCTGCCGACAACATCACGGACGTAGTAGAACGAGAAGTTACCGAATAGGATCGACTTGGCGTTGGCAGCCATTACTGCCATGTCCTGATTGATGACGATTGGGTATCCGAGCAGGCTGTCAGGCATAGGACCGGCAAGGCTGTCATAACCAGGGAGGAAGATCGGGCGGCCCTGGGAGTCTTTCAGCTTGCGGACGACTTTCAACGATGCGTCGTTCATCATGAATGCGCAACCAGGCAGCTGACGATATGCAGGGTCAACGGAATGAACCAGATCAACCAGGTCATCAAAAATCACGGTCAGAGTCTGGCCTGTGGTGCCGACTTTGCCGGATGCTGCAGCGGTGACAACACCATTCGGCTGGCTGACGCCTGTGCCAACAGTAAATCTGGTATTTGTGATCCGTCCAATACGGGTTGCCAGGCGGGCGTTGACGAAAGATTCGACATCAACCTGAGCGTCCTGAAGAAGTTCGAACGGTACGGCCACCACTTTGGAACTGAACTTGTATGTGTTCAGCGGAAGAGTACCGAGGACAATATCGGCGCCGGTAACTGTGGTATTTTCAGCGATCTGCTCGCCAGTTTCCGATGTGCCGTCCGATGTTGGGAACGACATAGGATTGCCCATTGCTGTCTGCAAAACAGTGGCAACAGAGCGAACACCACCAAAGGCCTTGAGTGCATCCATGATCTTTGTTGCAACATCTGTCTGAACGGAGAACCCACCCTCGGAACCGGTTGTGGTTGACATGGTGTTGCGGACCTCTGTCCAGTCAGCAGCGGACAGGGCAGAATCTCCACCACGTACCCACTTAGCGAACAATTTAGCGGCCTTGCTGCCCTTGCTTGCTGAATGATCAGCACGGTCAGCAATATCTCCGGCTACGTTGTCAACGGACAGTTTTTCCTGAACGTCAACGATGCGCTTGATTGACGCGTCAAGCCCGTCAATCTCTGACATTTTTGCATCATAAACAGTCTGATTTTCAGCTGTCCATACTGCAGTGCTTCCCGGTTCCCCCACTAATGTGTGAAGGTCTTTTGCCAGTGCTGCTCTTTTCTCTCTCAACTGCTGTAACGGTGTCATAATGATGCTCCTTTGGCGGGTATTATTCCCGCGATTTTGATTTACTGCCGGTTTGTAGCGATTCTAAGGTGTAACCGTAGTTTTTCCCTGGTATCTGAATCAGAAACGGCCCCGATATCATCGGAGCCGTTGTCTGTTGTTTCTTCAATTATTTCCTCTACAGGAGTAGTGATTTCCTCCTCTGAAACCTCTGGTGGCTTGCTATACGCTGATAAATCCCACTTTGAAGCGTTCTTTTTGGCTTTATCGGGGTTTGATTCCGCGATAGCGTCAACAAAACCTTTGTCAACCGCTTCGGTCTCGGTCATCCACGTTTCATCAGCCATCATCTGCATGCACTCATCTACCGCTATCCCGGTTTTCGAGCTGTAACTTTCCGCGATCTGCCCATCAATCTTGTTCAATAGGTTTGAGGTGCTGGTGAAATCGTCAGAATTACCCATGGCAAACGTCCACGCCTTGTGGATCATGACCATTCCACCCTTACTGATCACTGATTTGTCAGCGGCCATCAGTAATTGAGTTGCTGCACTGGCGGCATAACCGTCAACATGGACGACGATCTGCGCTTTGTGTTCCCTCATGGCCTGTGCCATGGAGATGCTTGCGAACACATCGCCACCGGGGGAGTCAAGGCGCAAGTGGATAACCTCTGCGTCAATCCCATTTAAGGCTTTAGCCAACGTGAGAGCCGACACCCCGCCCCAGCTGTCATCAGAGACGATCACGTCATACAGGTAGATCGATGCTTCGTTACCTGACGTTTCAGCCCTGAATTGACCGCGCCCTTTGTTATTCTCCAGTAGCTGTTTGATCCGGTTCTGGTGCATTGGCGGTATCCTCTTCGAAAAGCTCATCGCCTCCATCAATCGGAGGGAGATTTTCCAGTTTTCTGACTTCATTTACGGTCATCCATGCCGGTTCACCGGCCCTGCCGAGTGCTATGCGGTAGCCTTCATTCCTTGTTTTGTAGTCTCCGCGCTCAAGTCCTGCTGTGCAAAACTCACAAAACATGGAGTCATCGGGGAAAAGTTTGCTGTTCAACTCCTGTTCGATCTTCACCAGGTGGCGTGCAAGGGTATATTTCACAAACCCGATGCCCATATTCTCAACGCCACTTCCCCATGATGTGGTGTTGGTGGTGTGGCCAATCATGTGAGGAGGCACGCCGAATATCCGTGCTACGTCTTCGACCTGAAACTGTCGGGTAGCGATCAGCTGCGCGTCCTCTGCGTTCATGGTGAGCTCGTGAATCTTGGAGCCACCAAACAGGACCGCCGGCAGATGGCTGTTATGCACTCCGCCGTATTTCTCGGACCAGACCCGGCGCATTTCTTCAACCTGGTCAGATGTTGGCTTGCCTTCCATCTCAATAGCGAAGTCCGGTTTTGCCCCATTCTCGAAAAACTTGGCGCTGTATATGTCTGCAGCCAGTGCGATGCCTGCCGGATTGGTGAGTACGTGCTTGATTTGAGACTTTCCGCGCAATCCGTCGAAGCCGGGACCGGGGCAGTGAACAATATCGGCCTGGTTGTAAATTCTCACTCCGGAACCATCAAGGGCTGATATGTGATACACGAGCTCGCCATTGACCATTCGGACCATTACGCGCCCGGGATGGACTGGATCGAGACCTATGATCTTGTTTGAGTAGACATTCGGCCGCATGATGATAGCGAAGGCGTCACCCTTCAGCAGCAGAGCGGTGATCATGTATTCCCAGAACACCGCCGCCGTCATGTAGGGGTTTACTCTCCGGTTCAGAATTTTAGCAATCGGAGCACTGACTCTTTCCCTAAGATCGTTTCTGTCTATGTATGTTGGCAGCGGCATGGTGGCCACGGCACCAGCAACCAGGTTGACGCAGGCATACACCGATGAGATGTTCATTACGGTGTGTTCGTTGACCGAGACCCCGGCAGACCTTATGCCGGTAAACCATTCCGAATAGTCGCTGTTGCTGTCGATAGCTGACAGCGGGATGTTGCCGCTGTTTTCTACAGCAGGCTCCATCACCGGATCTGGTTTTCTTTTGAATATGTCGAATATGCTCATAGCATCAATATCCCTGAGGATGTGTCAGTCTCTTGGTGCACAATTGCCCGGGCCAGCGCCATAATCAACGCCACGATGCCGTCAATCTTGTTCTCTGGCAGGTCTTTCGTTGGATAAATGTTGTCTTTTTTGTCTAACTTTGCCGTTACGTTTGATGCCATCCAATCAAGCACAGGGTTGTTTCCATGCGCCAGTTTGCCAGACAACACCAAAGACTCGAGCATCTTCATCGGTTCGCTGAAATTCTTGACAGTCGCGCCCATCTCCACCATCGGGGCGCCTTCTTTCAGCATGGTCGTTGCAAGCTGTGTTGCCTGCCATGGGTCGAACGGTATCTCCTGCACATCAAACCGAGTGCTGGTTTCCCGCAGATCGTCCATTATTTCATCGTAATCAATGACCGCACCAGGTGTCAGGGTTATCAGCCCCTGTTTGGCCCATGCGTCATAGTGCGAATAATTGCTCGCGGCCTTTTCCTCTACTGCATCCTCAGGAAGATAGAACCGACTGTGGACATGCCACACGTCGTCACCTGGCACCGGAGGAAACAGCATAATCAGGGCGGCAACGTCGATCTTGCTGGCAAGGTCAAGCGCAACAAAGCATTTCCGGCCCGAGAGTTCATCTTCACTCTTGCGCGGGGGTTGAGCTGCCCACGCTTGCATGTTCATCCAGACGTTACGAGCTCCAACCCAGATGTTGAGGTGCTTCGTCTTGAATGCGTTCTGCCTGTTGGCCGACTGCATTGCGACTTGCTGCCGGGACAAGAGGTAATCAGAGCCGACAGACACGCCGAAGTTTGGGTTTGCCTT